GATCACGTACAGGTGGCGGAGATGGTGGTACTTTGTTTGAGCCGTTCAATATGGCATATACAAATACATATCTTTTAAGTTCATCAAACATGGGCGGACTTGCTACATATGATTTGTTCTCACAATATCAAGAACTAGTAGGACGTATGTTTGGTAGTTTCATTGAATTCAAATGGAACACAGTTACAAAAGAAATTACACTCCTACAACGTCCAAGAGCAGATGAAACATTATTGCTAATGGCTTACAACTATCGTCCAGATGAAAATTTATTAGACGACTATCTTGCAAAACAATGGATTAAAGATTATACTGTTGCTACTTGTAAGTATATGCTAGGTGAAGCACGTAGTAAGTTTGCACAGATAGCAGGCCCACAAGGCGGTTCTGCACTTAACGGTGATGCACTAAAAGCAGAAGCACAAGCCGAAATGGAAAAACTAGAAGGCGATGTTTCAACACAAGTAGCAGGCGGTGCAGGCTACGGCTTCCTAATAGGTTAATTAATACTTGACAAAAGTATTTTAAGGTGCTATATTATATAAATGCACTATGAAATCACACCATTATTCTCTACACCACTGAGGTTAACAATATGGAACATAATTTAATACAACTGTTTAGCATTCCGCTATTTTACACAAATATTGGAGAGCTAGATGCTGATGTTAAAAATATAATTAAAAACTTTGAATATCCTGACGAAGCCGCAGGACATGATCATACAGCAAACAAGTATATACTCAATGATGCTACACTTGAAGTACTAGCAAAGCAAATAGATGATGCTGTACAGCATTTTGTACACGAAGTATTGCAAGTAAATGACAGCGTAAAGTTTGGCCTTGAAAATAGCTGGGTAAACAGACATGCAAAAGGTGAACACAATACACTACATTGGCACAGTAACGCCATGCTAAGTGGTGTATATTATGTAGATAGTGCTGAAGGAGCAGGTGATATTGTGTTCCAAAAATCACACCTTTGGAATAATCTGTTCCACGATACAGTGAGAATGAGCTACAAAGAGACTAATATACATAATACAAATGAATTTTTTATTACGCCAAGAGCAGGAGATATAGTGTTGTTTCCAAGTCACTTAGAACACATGGTAACACCTAATCTTACAGATACTCCTAGATATAGCTTGGCATTTAACTACTTTCCAAGAGGACATGTAGGGGAAGGAACGTCGGAGTTGCGTGTATGATAATTGGCTTATGTGGCTTGATAGGCAGTGGTAAAGGTACTGTTGCCGATGTACTTGTTGAACAAGGTTATGAAAAAATAAGTTTTGCTGACAAATTAAAAGATGGTGTAGCAAGCGTCTTTAATTGGGATAGGCAAATGCTAGAAGGCGATACTGATGAAAGTCGTGAATGGCGAGAAACAGTTGACACTTTTTGGACACAAGAAACAGGCAGAACAATTACTCCGCGATTAGTACTACAAGAGTATGGCACAGATTGTATGCGTAAAGGCTTCTATGACGGTATTTGGGTAAGCCTTACAAAACAACATATACTACAAAATCCTAATAAAAATTTTATTATTCCAGATGTCCGTTTTCCTAATGAAATCAAAATGATTAAGGAAATTGGCGGCAAAGTATGGCGTGTACAACGTGGTATTGATCCTGTATGGTTTAGAATGTATCAGGATATTGGAGTAGAACCTAAAGATGTACACGAGAGTGAATGGCGTTGGGCAAATGCAGGATACACTCTAACTATACATAACAACGGTACTATGGATGAACTTAGAAGTCAGGTGTTAGGTCTCCTTGCTTCCAACGAACGCCTAGTTTCTGCATAACACGTTGACAATTAGCACACACAGTTTTCAAGTTGTTAGGCAAGCAATTATTTAAATCTCCATCAATATGATACACATTGAATTGCTCTTTGTGTTTGCTTTTGAATCCACATTTTTCACACGTGTCTTTTTTTAGGTAACCTGACAGTTTCCATTTAGGTATACCCACACCTATTGTTTTGCCCTTAAGACAAATTTCACATTTACGTCTATAATAAACTTTGCCATCTTTTTTGTAGTTAATAGCCGCAGGTCTTTGCTTGCAAACACATAAAGGTCTCATATTGTTATTTACCACACCTTTTGCACCCCTTTTTCTGGTGCTATTATAGGTAATTAAATCAAAAAACATATAAATACTATTGAACACTTATTCCAAAAGGAGAATGAATATGGCATTATCATCACCAGGTGTTGAGGTTAAGGTAATTGACGAAAGTTTCTACACGCCAGCCGAACCCGGCACCGTACCAATGATATTTGTTGCTACAGCAGAGAATAAAACTAACGGTGCAGGCACAGGTACTGCGGCCGGTACTGAAGCGGCAAATGTAGGTAAGCCCTACCTAATTACATCACAAAGGGATTTAGTAGAAACATTTGGAGAACCTAAGTTCTACACAGATACAAACAATAACCCAATACACGGCGGTGAATTGAATGAATACGGTTTACAAGCGGCTTACAGTTTACTAGGTGTAAGCAACAGAGCATATGTTGTAAGAGCAGGAATTGACCTAGGTGCTATTACTGCAACATCAAGTGCTCCTACTAGCGATCCAACAGACGGAACATATTGGATTGACACAGCAAGTACGTTGTTTGGTATTTTTGAATGGAATGGCGCGGCGGCATCTACAACAGGTGGTCAGTCATTTACAAACAAAACACCAATCGTAATCACAGATAGCAACCAAGTATCAGGCGGAGCACCAAAAGGCTCTGTAGGTTCAAAAGGTGACTACGCTGTAGTTGCAACTACAACACTATTCAAAACTTACTACAAAAACGAAAGTGGTAACTGGGTAGAAGTTGGTAGCAACGATTGGCGTGCAAGTTGGGCAGTAACACAAGGCTCAGCTAACCCATCAACTACATCAGGCGAGAATTTTACAATTAACAGCACAACAGTTACTACAAGTGGAACAGATGCCGCGGCGGCTGTAACAGCAATCAATAACGCAGGTATTAGTGGTATTACTGCTGACAAAGATAGCAATAACATTGTTAGAATCTTTAGTAATGGTCCAAACGTAGTAATTGCAGAAGGTACAGGTCTAATGGGAGACTTAGGTATCTCAGCAGGTACTTATTATGCACCTGAGTTGAATATTGCCCCACATACAAGTGTTCCTGAATATGGTACAGACGATACAACACCGCGTCCTACTGGTTCAGTTTGGGTCAAGACAACTAATCCAAACAAAGGTGCGGCATGGTCAATCAAAGAATGGAACGACAGTACTAAACTTTGGGAAACTAAAAGTGCATCAATCTACAAAGACAGACAAACTGCAATCTTTAACATGGACAAAGATGGCGGCGGTGCTAATATCAGCCAAGACGCTGTATTTGTAAGATATAATGATGCAGAAGCAAGTGACCTTGTTGCAAACTTTAAAATTTACAAAAGAAACTCAACAGGCGCAACAACAATTACATCAAGTATAATCAGCACACAACTGTCAAGTGGTACAGCAGATTTTACAATTAGTGAATCTATCAAAGGAAACGCTAACCTACAAAGTGCAGTACAAATTACAGTTTCAGTTGCTGGTGATGCTGACGATGCTGAAGATATTGCAAACGCAATTAATACTTCATCATTAACAAATGTTAGTGCAGAAGTTGACAGTGCAAACAGAATTGTTATTAAACATGCACTAGGCGGCGAATTTAGAATTGCTGACACAAGTGGACACTTAGCAGAAGCAGGTTATGCTACTTCTGGTTCAGGTGCTACAACAAACTTGTATGATGCACCAGCAGGTGATTCAACTCACGAGTGGGTTGCAACACTTTGGAAAGTTCTAAGCGCAACTAACAGTGCTACAGCACCAACTGCACTAGCGGCAGATGGCACACTATGGTACAATTCAATTGTTGACGAAGCTGACATTATGATCCATAATGGTACAACATGGGTAGGTTATTTAGACAGCACATCTCCGTATTATGCGGCAGGTGCTGGTGATCAAACTGACCCAGAAGGTCCAATCGTAAGTGCAACAGAGCCTGCGGCAACAAACGGCCAGTCAGACAAAACTGCACTTAAGAACGGTGACATTTGGATTAACACAGCTAACTTAGATGAGTATCCAGAAATTTACAGATGGAGCAGTGCTAAGAGCCAGTGGGTACAACTAGATTCATCAGATCAAACTACATCAGATGGTGTATTGTTTGCTGATGCACGTTGGGGTACAGCAGGTGCAAATAGCAAAGCAGGAACAATCAAAGAATTGCTAACAAGCAACTTCTTAGATCCAGATGCTCCAGATCCAGCACTATATCCAAAAGGTATGTTGCTATTCAACACACGTAGAAGTGGATTCAACGTTAAGAAATTTGTACGTAACTACATCGACACAAACGCTAAAAACAAGCGTCAAAGCGATGCGGCTATGACAGGTTACTACGAACACCGTTGGGTAACTGAATCAGCTAACAATCAAGACGGTTCAGGACGCTTTGGTAAATCAGCTCAAAGAGCTGTTGTTGTACAAGCACTTCAAGCAGTGATGAATGATAACGATGAGATTAGAGATGACGAATCAAGAATCTTTAACGTTATTGCAACACCAGGATATCCAGAACTAATTGGTGAAATGATCAGCTTAAATTATGACAGAGGCTTAACAGCATTTGTTGTAGGTGACTCACCAGCTACACTAAAACCAAATGCAACATCATTAAACGAATGGGGTACAAACGTTGCTCTTGCAGTTGAAGATAACGCAGACGGACTAGTAAGTAGAGATGAGTACTTAGGCGTTTATTATCCATGGGGCTTCACAAGTGATAACTTAGGTAACAACGTTGTTGTTCCACCGTCACACATGATGCTACGTACTATTGCACTTAGCGACCAAGTATCGTTTCCATGGTTTGCACCAGCAGGAACAAGACGCGGTGGCATTACTAATGCTACAGCAACAGGCTACATTGACGCAGAAGGTGAATTTGTAAGTGTTGCACTAAACGAAGGACAGCGTGATACACTATATGGTATTAGCGTTAATCCAATTACGTTTATCACAGGTGCAGGACTTGTATGTTTTGGTCAGAAGACTAGAGCTAAGAATGCAAGCTCACTAGACAGAGTCAACGTTGCTAGACTTGTAATTTACCTACGTAGTCAGCTTAACAAACTTGCTAAGCCTTATATCTTTGAGCCAAATGATAAGATCACACGTGATGAAATCAAACAAGCGGCTGAAAGTTTAATGCTTGAACTTGTAGGATCAAGAGCACTATATGACTATATTGTAGTTTGTGACGAATCAAACAATACTCCAAGTAGAATTGATAGAAACGAACTATATTTAGATATTGCGATTGAACCAGTTAAGGCTGTGG